GACGCTGAGCGTTTGTTGTTGGTGCAAGATTTTGAATAACTTGTTTAGCAACATATTTTGCATAAGCCACACCGTCAATGGTTGCTGTTTTTTGTCCAGGAGTGACTTGAAGTGCCTCGGCAGAACCAACAGCGTCATAATATTTAATACCGGCTTTTCTAGTCTCGCTGTTACCGCCGTAGACTAAATCGTACATTAATGCTTCAATAATGTATTGCACATCTCTAGCACATTTTTGTGCATCGTAGTTTCCTACTAATGCAGGGTATGTGGCATTGATGTATCCAATAGTTTCTTCTTTGATAAAGTCAACATTAGATTCTAGTAATATTTTAGCATTGGTTAAATCTGCAGATAGTCCTGTTGGGAGTAAAAACGACAACGTAGGAGCAAATACCTCTCCATTTCTAACAATCCCTGCCACCGCAGACTTACTGGTTGTAACTACTGATTGTGCAACAGGATATGATGACAAATATCCATAGGCAATATCGTGAGCTTCTTCGATTGCTCTAACTGTTAAATCTAATTGTGTTTCGGTAACAACGTGAGCATTTGCTTGTCGATAACTTAATCCAGATTTTCTAGCATGATAGTTAGTACCTAGTACAATATCATATCCTAGACCTTCTATAATAAGTCCAACGTCTCTATTGCAAATGCTTTCATTGTACGTAAAGATATCATAAGGCCACGGAGTGGCATCGTCTAATACAAACGAAGCTGTAGAGCCCGCCGTATTAAACGTATAATCTCTAATATAGTTAATTCTATAAACGGTATCTTCAACAATAAATGATGCTGGTAACTGAGGCATACGCTTCAAATCACCCACACGTAAGAATGTGTTGCTGTCTTTACTAATAATTTTGAATTTCAAGTTACCAGTAAAGCCGTCAACATATTGTCCACCAGCAAATCTTTGTTCTCCGGAACTCTTGGTAAAGGATGCACATTCTTGAGCATATGGCGATTTGGCAAGGATCTGTCCCTCTGGATCGAGCACCATGGCAAATCCGCCATGCCCTTGAAATGTAATTGATTGAACACGGACAGCATCGTTACATAAGAAAACGTCCATCTGGTCACTATCTTTAGGATAGTTCACACTTCCGGAATTATCAACAACGTCAACTATGGTATTAATTAATGCACCAATAACTCCGCCGTTGTTTGTTGCATTGCCTCCTGTGGTGTATTCGCCATATAGTGTGGCGTCAACTCCAGTGGTTAGAGATGAGTTATTGTAAACAGAGAAAGAGATAGTATCTATAACTTCGACATAATAGTCGTCACCGTTTATTTCGGTCATCCCTTCTACACTGTCTATGACAATTTGATCGCCAGTTGTTAAACCATGTGCAGTAGCAGTCGATATAACTGCAGGATTGGCATTAGTAATGAAGTTGATGTTAAACGAAACGCCGCCTGATCCTACTTCAGCAACATACGCACCGTCTACGATCTGAGGAAATATAGACTGATAAGTTTCTTGTATTTGAACATTTCTAACAACCAATTGAGCCAATGTTCCTAATCTTCTAATTCCCGCAATAGTTTGACTTAGTTGCGTAGCGCCAATAGCAATTAATGCGCTTGGACTTCCGTAATATTTTAATGCCGCAGATACCGTTCTGTTAGAACCACCCCATCGCAGATCAAATACCATAGCATCAATCAATAGTCCTACATCACGCTCACATAACGCTTTATTGTATACAAACGCAGTATTAAAAGGAGATTGACTGTTAATGACTTGAGAATCAATCCATCCAATTACTTCTTTTTGTATAAATTGTCTATTCAATAATAGTAACTGTGCTGCGGCTCTGTAATATCCTTTGTTATTAACAATTGGATATACCGGAGCGCCACTGTCTTGTAGATAATGATGTCCATATAATCTATCAACTAATGTCAATTGATCTACATTTGCCTCACCAATTGTTAAGTCTCTTCTAAAATGTAAGAATGCCCACGGACTTGAACTGATACCTTTCTTTGGACGAATAATACAACGTCTAAATTCATCTCCTACAACAGAAACGTTCTGCGGTACTCGGATGGGTAAGTTTTCTTCATATATACCACTTTCTACTAAAATAGTTATTTGTGTATTTTTAGTAACATCACCGTAGGAAATAACTTCATCAATCTGGAAAGATCCGTATTTAATATCAACATCAAATATTTCATTGCCGTCGCTATCTAAAGTTCCTGAGTGACTTAATATCTGTGCCAATGCTTCCGAAGTTTCACCTCGTAGATATAGGCCTTCTCGAATATCTCGACCTCGAATAGTTGTAGGAGTTGTTGTTGAGTAGTCTCCAGTAAAATCTGTTCGATACCCCTGTGTTCTAATTAGAAATCTTGGCAAATTAACAACAACATTTGGCAATGATGTAAACCCTGATCCTTGATCAGTGATAGTAACACTAATAACAACGCCACCGATGACATCGGCAGTACCAAATGCTCCTCGTCCACCACCACCTGCAATACGAACTGATACTAATCCAAACCCACTACCACCGTTGTTGATTTGAACATTGTTAACTTTATATGTTACATCAACAGTAGCAACTGCCGCTCCACCACCAAGTCCACCAAAATCACTATCAGTAGAAGTAATAACATCAGTACTACCGGGGAGAGCAGTGTATACTCCAGAACTTAATTGTCTAGTAGTTAACACACCGCCAGCTGCTGAAATGGATAACACTTCGTATCTTGCAGGTTCAGTATATGTCCCGCCGACTAGTGTTAAAATATCTCCAGGCCTATAATTGTTACCAACAGCACGAATTGATATAGTATCAACACTCATCAATACTGTACCGCTGAATCCTGATCCAGAACTAGGAGCTTCGCCAATAAAGTCTAGAGTACATTCTCCAGCACCGTTATTATAAGTTAGTACTTTCTTATAAGGACCAATTTCTAGGCGAGAGTCGAGCATAATTTCTTCTGCTCGTTTACATGCCGCTTCAAGAGAACGATATGCATATGCTAATGCACGACCTTGAAGCTCTGGACTAACACCGACTCTATCGTCGGCTCCTGATGTAGCAACATAAAGATTAACACTGCTACCAAAAGCAGAATTATCAACATATCTTTTGGTAGCTGCAATTAACCCGTCATATGTTTCGTCGTCAGATGGTTGGGGATCTCTTGCTAAAATTAAAGGACCCGACATAGTTCCAAATGCAGGATTGGTTTGATTTGTTCTAGGATCTATTGCAAATACACCTGCACGAGCAATTTTGGTATCTGTGTATGCTTTGTTAACTGCTTGATGTTCGAATATAGGTAGTTGAGGATTCGATGTGGAACCTAAGTCTTTAATTTTGCGATAAACACCACCCGAATATGCACTTAGGTCACCGCCTAGCTGTGGACTTGTGTCTGCAACTACTGCTGAAAATTCAGAACTAATTCCAATTTCATTTAAATTAGAAGAAAAGTCTAAACTAACACCAGACCCTGGCACTAACTGTTTAAACATAACGCCACTGCCGTCCGGATTAACGGATAACACTGCGTTTTCTTTTCCTAAAAACCGCCCGTGTCTCTATAAGGCTGACTGTTTTGACTAGGTTTGACGTCGTCTAACCCTAAAATAGTTAGTCTTTCACCTAGGCCTAATGAGCTATATAACTCTCTAAAGTTGTCGTTTACTTTTCTAAACGAGTCGCGAATACTGTCGCCTGTACCGTCGTTGCCTACAACACCAGTATCAATAATTTTTCTTGCCATAGTTTGTCCTATGTTTGTGGATATCTATGATATTTATCTAAAAATTTTATAAGCCTAATGTAAATAACTAATGTTCTTAAAAATAAAAACTCAACAAGTACAGTATGTTAGGATCAGTAAATTAGGTATTGAGCACACTTACATGAGAAACAAAACAATTGCAATATTTCGTTGCGACAATTGCGACAGTGTATTTGAAAGAGCACTGAAAAAAATTCAATCAAAACGATTGAATAACAATTACTTTCATGTTTGTTCTAACTGTGATGCTAAAAGATTTGCTCAACGTAAGGGTGTTGAGCGTAAGAAAATATGGGATATGCCGGCTAGTACTGAATTGCCAGTGGGTAAGTTTTAAATAGTTCCCGGATCAACTAGTCCTAGTTGTTCAAACCCCCAACGTCTTTCATTACAGCCATTGCAGCTATAACATCTACTAACTTCCCATGCCGCACAGCTATGGGTAATATAGAATAAGGCTTCTTGTTTGAATTGAAAGCATAAATCTACAACGTGACTCTTGTTAAGATCCTTTAGCGGAGCCTTAAAGAAGTCATTTTCGTTGTAGGGTATCTTATCCCAGCCGATCATATGCTCTGGTAGTTGTTCTATTAGACCGGTATACACACGCTTAAACCCTAGTTTCCTTGCATCTAATACACCAGATTTTACCTGTTCGGGTTCTGATAATGTATTATCACCTACTATTAGTGATGGGGAATAAGATTTATAAAATGCACTTTGGACATGGGCTACTACTAATTGGGCAAAGTTTTTTGATCCTTCTTTACGCAAAACTGTTAACGGAACAATCTCGTGTATCTCACCTAATTGTTTGTTTTTCAACATTAGAAGATAATACAAAATGCTACTATCTAATCCGCCACTAACTAGTATGCCAATTTTGATAGGTTCTGTTGGTAATTCGATTGTTAATGTTCTTTTATCAGATTCTGAACCGCAAGATATTAGCATGATGATATTTATTAATAAATAAACCCACAAGGAGATTTAATATGATCGGTTTATTAAAGAAACTATTTGGTGGTAAGCCAGCAGAACAAACTGCGGAAGCCCCATATAAAGCTGAGGCAGCACCAGTAGTCGAAGCAATGCCATTAGGAACAGAAGCGGTGATAGTTGCTCCGGCAGCAGTTGTTCCAGAGGCAGTGGTTGCACAAGCGTCTGCTAAACAACCTGCTAAAAAGCCTGCGCCTAAAAAGCAACAATTTTCTAAGAAACCTGCTGCTCCACAGACTGCAAAGCCAAAAGCCCCTCGTAAGCCAAAAGCCCCAGTATCAAAGGGCTAATTCTTTAGCTTGCTCGTAGAGTGCAAAGGAGGCTAAGTTTTTAGCCTTGCTTTCGCACATAATATCAAACTGATTTCTAAATCCCAGCGCCCACTCATTTACTTCTGTATTCCAATAGAAGTTAGAGTGGGCTCTAAGTTTTGACTTTTTGTGACCAGACTCTAAGAGGGTCTGAAGAGCGGGACGTGTTCCACTGGAATGTCCAACGAGTACGTCTTCGCGGCTAGTACTAAAATGGCAAGTAGGACGGATCCCGCGCCAACTATCAACAACACGTCGAACACGCTGATCAGTAGGGTCGATATATTCGCCCGAGTTAATCCAGTGATGGTGTATGTCAAGTACAATCGGAACGAGATCAGCAAGTTCCAAACAGGTTTCAAGATTGTGTGTAATTTCTTCATTTTCTATAGTGAGTGTGTTACGTGCTTCGGGGCTTAATCGTTGATAAGCACGGCGAATACCGGCGGGACCTTGTTGTCCCGAAATATGCACATTAATTTTAAAGTCTTGGAATGTACGTCCATAGCCCATCCATCGAGCCATATCTGCATGATATTCAAACTCTTCAATGCTGCGTTCTACAATACCTGGGTTAATAGATGCAAGAACAGTGAACTGGCCAGGATGGAAACTAAGCCTAACGTCATTCTGGCGAGCCAGATCTCCCACTCTTCTAAATTCTCTTTCGCAATAGGCTCTAACATCGGGAAGCCGCCAAAACCAGCTCCAATCCTGCTGAGTATATACAGGAAGTATATCGCTACTGAGTCGTACCATTCTAAGATTTTCATCAAACGTACCTACCTTTTCAACAAGCAATCGACATGCTTCGATATTGTGTTTCATTAAATCCCACAATTTTTCTTCAGCAATGTTCTTTGATTGTCTATTTAACCAGGCCACTGTAGTGGTGCTGGTATTATATTGTTTACAATTATCGGTCTGTTTAATGCCATCAATTTGGCTGGGACCGTCGATAAGTTTGCAGGCAAAGCCGATACGTTTAATCATGCTATTAGTATAGCATCGTTACTGCCAGTTGTCAAGCACGTATGGATCTTGTACATCGTGTGGGTTTGGATCTCCATGAAACACACAAACAGCGCAGTCTGCAGGAATTACAGGATTTCGTGTAGTTTTAAATCCACGCTTACCGTTTTGCATAATGACTTCGCTTTTATCTCTGATTTCCCATTTGTAACTTTGCAGCCAACTATCCGGCCAAAACTTTATTTTTGATTTAGCTTGTTGCCAAATCCAGTCTTGATCACCGTGTAACTTCTGAGCCCTAGTTAGATCGGCTTTAAAATCTGTAAACAATTCAGAATGTTGTCCGCCTATCCAGCTCAACGCAGAACTGTTTAATACACTCCAGCCTGGATGAAATTTTCTATTGAAATCTCTAATCCCCCAGAACGTATCTGTGTCATCTGATACTAATTTGTTAATATTATCATGTATGATGATATCTAAATCAAAGTATAGAATTCTTCCGGATAGTCCTAACCCGGGATCAAACATGTGAACTTTGTGCCACCATCCTCTATTATATCCTTCGTTGGGTCTTACGATAGATCTTACTCCGGGTATAGGATGCTGACTATCAGTTAGACACACAAACTCATACGGAACTGTAAGGTGTCTAGACACCATATTCCTTAGTTTTTCTACATATTCAGAGTTGTATTTGTTACCGAATCGAACGCATAGTACTGTTATCATACTGTTACCAATGCCTAATAATGCCTGCAATAATAAAACAACAGGTTACGATATGCATTATGACCCAGAATGTTTTAAAGAATAAAGCCCAACGGGCTTCTCTTATTGTAAGGATAGGCACATCTGGCCTATCGTCATCAGTACTGCCCATTAAGTGCCCGGTTGCCCGGGCCCAAATCTTTTCTACGCTATTCACGCAAAGAGATCCTCATTCCATTCACGATGACCTTCGCGGAAAGCCATATTAGCCTGTGTCTCACGAACTTCTACACGATAGCACCATAGGCGTTTGCTTTCACCGTCACCCCACATGTCCGGAATGTAAACACCATTAACATACTTGTAAAGCATGTCGCTCAGTGCTTCGCAGCCTAATGCTGGAAGAATAGTTAGTTTTGCCAACTTACGGCGTTCCATTTCTTTGTAGAACTCTAATTCCGGATCGTCAGCACTGACTAATGTGGTGTGATCAAATTGATCCTCTAGTATCTTCTTTAGTTCTTTTAAACCACCATAGTCTGCCGCCCAATTGCGCACATCTAGGTCGTTGGTGCCAAAGTAAAATTTCATGCTAAATGAATAGCCATGATTTAGATTACAATGACTATCAGCTCGCCATTGGCGATAGGCGCAGGGAAATGCGTCGTGATATTCTTTAGTGCTTGTGTACTTATATTGTACTGGTTGAAGATTTGCCATCTCTAGTCTCCTTTATTAAGGTAGCAAGTTTGACGACATGCAGAGTTTATAAAGCGGGATGAATGGCGTAAAAAGTCCGCTGTGCCTGTGTGTATAGATTAATTATACAAGGTATTTAACTAAAAAACAACAGCTTATCAATTTTTTCTACATTATCTTTTTGCCATTCTATTGGCAATATCCATGTATTGTGATTTATAATTTTAAATGTTTTATTGGGATAGTATTCAAAAATTTTAGATAATTGGTAAACCCAATAGCTAGGATCAACAGCTGAAGATTCCGACCTTTGATAGTTTTCAGTTCCTTTGTAAATATTGTTTACAAATTGCTGTCTTCCGTATAGATCAAATCCTAAAAGATATATTTCTTCAACATCCATGGCTGCTGCAATCAAAACTGCATATGGTCCTGAACCCCAATGTGTATGACTGTCTGCTCTTTTATCGCCACTATAAGGGATTGCAGGAACCACCTGGACATGTTTATTTTTTAGAATTTTTCTAAAATATTGATGCCAATTTTCTCTTACATAAATTTTGCAGGAATCAGTTTTTGAATTTTCCAAAGCTTCTCTTACCATTCTTGCATCGCAACAAATAAGATGATCCGGAATAAAGTCTCTATGTAGAGCGTTGCACCCTACAGTTGTGTAATCAGTAATCTGGTGAAGATCTATACCAGCACGGCTTTCGCCGTTGCCGATTACAAGGGCCTTGCCCATATTAACTTCTTTCTTTAATCTCGCCGAATGGATACCAAGAACCCGGACTACCTGCTCTTAGACAGACCCAGCCTACACCAGTGCCTACTCTAGCATTGGTATTCCAAACAATGTCGCCTACTGAATAGGTACCTTCTTGCGGTGGTTCACTTGCATACATTTGCACATGTCCATTAAAGCGAACGGCACCGGCAACGTGTAGATCAACGGCAGGATCAGGATTCTCAACGCCAATACTTAATTTGCCGTTAATTTTAACCTGTACAGGATTTCTATTAGGGTTGCCTAGTTGTATATTACCATTTGCTGCAATACTGATTCGAGCAGTATTATCTGTAACGATATCAAAGTCAGTGCTGGCAAATGTACCAACCATTCCGTGGAAGTCGTCATTTGTTCCTAACATAACTTCGACTCCCATTTCTGCAACACTAAATGCAGCATTAGGAGCTTCAGTACCTAAACCTAATCGATCAGTTGCACCGTTATAAATCAAATACTGATTAATGTTTACAGATCCGTCTACAATTAATCCTCGTAATCTGCCAACTTGTGTTAGATGACTTTTTGTAACACTGGTTCCTAATTCTGTACTATTAAGAACTGTAACGCCGTCAATAGAAAAATTCTTATCGATATCTAAATCGATTGATTCAGATGAAAAGAATCTGTCTGGGTTGCTGTTGTAAACAAACTGTTTAGTGTATCCTTGCCCACTCCATAGTATTCCTTTACCGTAGTTATCCCCGCCTTTTTTGGCGCGAAAATCTATAAATTGTGTAATTTCTTTGGTATCGGGCTGATGGGCGTCGATCAAAGCCTTTAGGGCTTCGTTAAGATTAGTTAGAAGAGGTTGATCCATAGTAGTATTATCCATACCAATATTTATCAATCTCTAATCAAACATTATGCTACTTTAAGTAGAATAGTATCTTCGTTTAAACGCCCATTCATTTTAGTGTCTGTAGCGTTGATCTCATCTAAGAACTTGCGTAGTGCAATTTTACCTGCTGCCTTAAACTCTTTGAGTTTTTCTTCTGGCTTACGAATGGTCTTTTGTATGGATTTCATTTCACTAAAACCTGTGATCGTAGTACCTTTGACATTAAGTTCTTTAAACTCTTCTGCAACATATCTACCTAACTTGCGGGACTTACTGTTGTAAATCCACAATTCTTGAGCACCAATAATATCTGCAGGATTAACACTGACTAGCTTTAAGGGTTCGTCAGTCTTCTTATACTTGAGTTTAGAAACAACTTTGTCTTTGCTAATTGCTTTGGGTTTTCGAGGAGCCCTATTAACTTTGGCTTCCTGTGCCAGCATATCACAGGCGCTGACAATTTCTTGATAGAACTGTGTAATCTTCTTTAGATTAACTTTACTAATGTGACTATACGCTTCTTTAAGCTGTTCATCTTTGGTACCTGGTACCTGTAATAGTTCTTCTAAGTTACGTGCATAAAAGCCCTTAATGATGCGAGCGTGTGCGGCTTTGACTTCTTTGCCTTTGAGTAAGTTAAGAACTTTAAATGCTTTTGGATCAAATGTATCTGGATCTTCAGAAAACAATTCGATAGCATCTTCGAGTTCTTCAGTCATCCGATAAGCTGCTTCTCGAACACGTTCTTGTATACTAGGTTGTATTGTAGTAGGCTTGTCTTCTTTAGTCTCTTCGGAATCGTCAGTGTCGTCTTTGCCTTCTGAAATGATTTTGCTAATAGAAGTACCGAGCCACATAGCTGTACTACGACCTTCATTAAAATCTTCTCTAATTGCGGGCATTCCTTTTAACAGGCAGGCCGCAATAGCACCCACTGTGGTTCCACAGCGATTGTCTTTTGTTTTTTTGAATTCTGCTATTTGATCTTTAGTGTATCCATTTAACGCCATCCAATTGATAACTTTAGGCTTAAGTTCTTTACCACTGGCCTCTAAACGATACCAAGCCATACTAGTATGGAAGTGTCGAAGGAATTGATTAGAATCCCAAGTTTCGCAGCCATCCCATTTTGGACTAAAGTCTTTGCCTTTACTGGCTCTAGCAACTGCTAGATGATCTGTTTTCGTAGCCATTTTGCTACATCTCCTTTGTTGTACAATTCATATATCATAACACTAAACAATGAAATTGTCAAGATGTAATTAGTCCATTTCAAATCGTTGAATTTCTACAGCATCACCTTCTTCCGTTTCTTGAAAAACTATGGCCGATACCGCACCGTCGGCAATTGCTTGTTCTGCAATTTTAAAAGCCTCAGCTTGACTTGCTGTTGTTCCCATTAAATCTTCGATACCGTCTTCGGCTTCGGCCCAAACTTCAAACAACATATAGCTCATTCTTTGTCGTCCCACTCCACAGCCAGCCAACCTAAAGTTTTAAGATCATTGGCTATTTCGTCAGTTACAGTACCTTCAGGAACGTAATGCCTGCCATTACTGTCTAGTTCAGGTTTTTGTCCGCATATTCCGTAGCCATCTTCGTTGTTACCGATTCCGCTACAGTACCAATCGATATAGTCGCCCTTTTCTTGCATGTCGGCAATGATGCCGCCTGCGTGTCGCCAACTAGCACTCCATCGCTGATTTTTTAAGATAGGTAAAACATCTAGTTTGATAAACTGCATATTGCACATAGCCGCATAAAGATTCTGCGCATAGGTATCGGAGTTTTGAACCTTGCCGCACATCCATTCGCTACTTCTTAAATCGTATTCCATATTGTCTTTTTGCCACGCTGGATCTACAAGATTAGCGTCGTCTTGGTCTTTGGCCGACTTCCAAAAGTTCTCATAGTATTCTGGAACTTCCTTGCCATCTTTGGCAGCACGTTCTCTTGCACCTTCTAATTGGAAGGTATGACGTTCAGGACTTTTTGAAATTTTTGACATCATGTACAGCTTGTTTTAGTGTTTCACTATAATTAATGGCGCTTTGTTCTGATAATACAATGTTAGTTTCAAAGTCTACATGCCCTTTGACTAAGAGTGTCCATAAATGATACCAACGTGATTTAGACCAAAAGTTGGTTCTTGTTTTAGTATAAATGGTCACAGTTACGCCGGTGTCTTCTGCTTCAATATCAATAGTATGGGTACAGTCGTCGCTACCGCATTCACATACTACTTTGTACATCTTCGAGGTACCCCACTCGTTAACCTTTAAGATACTCCTAGCCGGAGTTTCGGCTTTTAGGTCCATAGACTATCTCTTGCTTTGATCAAACGAATCATCATTGCTTCATCTTCTTTTTCGTAGGCTGCTTCAATTTTTTGTAGTAGCTTGTGTGATTTATCACTCATCTTTTTAAGTTCGGGATTCTTGTTACTACCCAACCAACTTAGCTTGCCGCCGTCGGCAATACGTGCCGCTTCACAGTACTCAGTCCAACCACTAGCATCGTAAGCATCGGGGCGATTACGATAAGTTACTGTCCACCATAGGTAAAGCTCTTTAATCTCTTTGGCACGTTCTGCCTGACCAGTAGGTTTACCGTAGTTAGGATCAGTTTCTTCTACACCCCAGTCTGATCCCATAGTTAGACTTGCAGCCCAGTCAAGGTGATCTAATCCAGCTTGTGGACAACGCCATGTGCGCCAGCGGAACCAACCACTAGCCCAGAATGGAGGATTATACTTAGCAGTGTCTTTTTTGTCGCCCCAGGCAATATGACTCCAGGCTTGTTCTATCTCAACAAAATCAACCAGCTCATTGAATAAGCAAGGCAAAAAGCGGTTCCCCACGTCCTGCCACTGGCCAGGTTTAATATCCCGGGCATGAGCGGTAAGGCTATGAGTGCGACTAACCCAACGGTTGTTAATGTAGTATTTGATATCATAGAGTTTCCTTACAGGCCATGTGACAAAATCTTGGATGTGTCCAAGTGCTTCTTCTGCTAGCCAGTAGCGGAAGTTGTGTTTCATTTGAGCAGTAGTTGTCCACTCGTCCCATTGTTCAGCTGTGCCTGCACTTAATTTCTTAGTGCCGCGAAGCCAATCGGCAAAGGGAGTACATGACCAGTAGGTTGTGTGTTGTGCCATAATAGTAATTATACAGTCTGTTTAAAAATCTGTCAAGATGAATCTTTTTTGATTCAAAACTTTCTTTGATATCCAGCTAAGTTGAGCATGATACTGTATTGCTCGTAGGCTTTTTTCACGGCTTCGTTAGAATTTCTGTAGAAGGCTTCTTCTCGTTCCTTGTCCATTAGTGTTTCAAACATGTCACGCATGCCATCGGAGTTGCGATGATTGTAGAAACGATTTTCTAATTCAGCTAATGCCTTTAATCTACTTTCTGGTATTTGCACAGTGTAGAGAGTTTCGGTTTGCATATCAACTAGATCGTTTCTAATGATATCTGCACGAGTCGGATCAGTGAAGTAAGATGGCGCACGATACCTAGCATAACGCTGAGTATCGTTGACTACCTTAACTTCATAGTTCTTGCAGAACTTTTTTAGTTTCTCATCCATTTGCTATCAAAGATTCAGCCATTGGAAAGATCTCAGCAATAGCCTTGGCACAGGCAATGGCAATTTCCTGATGCTCTTTTTGTGTACCATTAGCAGAACGTAGTTCCATATAATGAATCCACGAACGCAGTGTGCCGTTCATGTACATACGACTGACAGTGAGTCCTTCTGGTAGAACTGCTCGAGCCTGTTCCTTGGCAATACCGTTTTTAATGGCCCATTTATATTCTTGTTTGACACTAAACAATACACGCTTCTGAGCACGTTCCCATTCAATGGCAATTAGCTTTTGCGCCTCGTCACTCATGTCCAGCTCTACGCTATTTTGTCTATTCTTGGTGTCTTGGAATCGTGCCTCACGTAGCATAAACGCTTCATCGAGTTCAGCTGTAGGATCAGCATATCGCTGGGAGAACTCTTGAAAGCTGAAACTTCTGTGACGTAGAATCTGTCGTGCGATATCGCGGGTTGTAACAATTTCGCAACAGACGGAGACCATTTCGAGTGGGCTCCAGTGTTGGTGCTTGACCAAGTATTTGATAAGTCGTTCAGATGTCTCGGTGTTAAATTGATTGGCAGGGTTGCTGACACGGGCACAATACGCAATAAGTTCCTGCGCATCATCGACACCCATGCTGGCAAATTCTGCAGTTGGTTGTGAGTAGCTGAGTAATTTAACATGCATAGTATTTAATTTTCTTTGTCTTCTTCGGGCTCGTCAAAACATAACGATTCCATTGTTTTGTAATGCTCGTAGGCTTTTTTTAGAGCTTCAAATTTTTCAAGTTTCACCGGATCGGGTACCAGGATAGCAAGTCGTTGTTCCATCTTCTTCATAAATTCTTTTAGACTTTGTCCATCAACTGTGATATCAGTACCTGCTGCCATATCAATACCAGTGCTAGAAATGTTAACAGTGCTTGGACTAACTCCGTAAGTGGGGCTTATAGTGTACCCCGAAGTTCCTGTAGTCCATTGACTGTTGGCATTGATATTATTAATTGTAGTAATACCACCAACTGTTGCACCACCGTAGGAAAAGGTGTTGCTACTAGGTAAAGTTATTGTGCCAATATTGGCAAATTGATTTGACGATCCAGTGAGAGTAATAGTATCTAAGGTGTCAATCATGGTGCTTGCCTGAGGAGCAGCACCATAATCACTTAGATCAATTTCAATATCATCAAATGTGATACTGTCCTTGGTGCTCATAATTAGGCCTTGGCTTCTTTACGTGCGTTCTTTTCTGCTGTGATTTCATTGCGACGAGCTTTAACACCTTTGGCAACATCTTGAAGTGCTTTACGAGCACGAGTACCTGCTGCGCCATTGCCTGCTGTAAACTTTCCATCTTCTGCTAAAAATGCTTCGAAGTCTGCTTTGAGCTGTTCTACTGTTGTTGACATAATTTTTCCTTGTAATATGTGTTTTACTTATAAAAGTAATTGGTATGGTCGGTAGGTTTCGAACCTACAAAGACTCTGTCTACGACTTTGTCCCGTCCCCACTCTATGCTATGAGCATAGCGGGAGGTCTGCCAATTCCACTCACGACCACAGTTTAATTATACACTATCTGTAACTGAAGTCAACTATTACAAAGGAAATCTTTTCAAATTAGTATAAGTCTGTCCAACCACCGCCCGAAGTATAAACTTGAAGTTTTTGCTGATTAGACCCATTATTGGTTACAAATACCATCATTCCCGGACTAGGGGCTGTTATTGCTGCATTTCTCAACGCTGCATTGGCATATATAGGCATCTGTAAATACTGTGTTGCCTGTACACTTCTTGCTGTGAGTCGATTGTTGGTGCCGTCTAAAATTCTAGTAGAGTCGTCGCCGAACACACTACCGCTAATGTCACCACTAATTAATGAATTGAACTGAATAACTGGAGTTGAAAATGCTTGAATTGTGTTGATTTTAAATATTCCATCGGAATCGATTTCGGATCTAGTAGCAAAAGAAGTTCCATCATTCGTTACGAATCGAATCTTTCCAGGTACGTTACCACCAGTTGTTGGACCATCAACTCGGAAAGTTATACCAGCCGACTGTGATCGTCCGGTGCCGTTATAGGCACTACCTACAATATCTACCATATCGTCTAGATCAATTACAGGTAATTGAGCAGTTCTAGTTCCTCGAGATCTATAAAATGTAAAGTTTACAGCATCACTAGTGTTATGATGTTGAGCAAATTCAAATCCAGCACCGTCCACATTGCTGTAGGCACTTCTAGTCATTAACAAGTTACCGTTGATAGTCCCACCCGAAGTATTGAGAGGACCAGTAATAGTTCCCTGATCAGTGTCGACTAGTGTTACGGTACCATTTAGATTGGTAATAGATCGATTAAGTTCGTAGTTTAGATTAGCATTGATAGTATTCGTACCAGAATTATATGTAAAGTTTATACCACCATGTGATCCACCTGCCAATGCTGCACCTGCCGCTGCTTTTGCTTGAATATCGGTATAAGAAGAAACTATAACACCTCCTGCTGTGGTGCCGTCACCTACACGTATTTTTCCCGTTTGGGTATCGTAAATAAGTTCGCCAATTAATGGAACAATGGCATTAACTTGTGCTGTATTGCCTCTGCGTAGCTGTAAGGGCATATTTTAACTCCTGAGTCGGTTTATAGTATATTTATTCTTTTTCAGTTTAGTTTAAACTTTGAAACCGACATAAATATTGTACAAGAGGATAACCCATGTTTAAACAGACCCTGACTTCAATTCGACCAAATAAAGATCATCCGTTTTTCTTCGATTCTCCAGAATTTGCAACAATTCAAGAATTACGAGGATCTATAAGAATAGATAATCCAGAGATAGTGTTGTCTAGAGAAACTGCATTATCTCAAGACGAGTTGACATTTACCAACACTTTAACTTATCCGTCTAGGGCTGCATTTAATGAATATGTAGCAATATTAAAATCTACAATTCCTAATTGGCCAGCAGTTAGAAACGAATACTATCTTGCCAAAGGCCATATGTTGATATGTGAAGGGCAGGTCAATAGTCAAACGCCAGTAATCATATTTTCTCTATAATAAGTTGTCCAATTAACTTAGCAGTTAAATATGTTTACTTAGAGAGTAAACATGAAAATATTGGTATTAGGAACAACTGCAGGAGCACACCTGCTGTGTCAAAAATTAATTCAAGAATCCGAGCTTAATGTAATCTATCATGCAGAGGGATTTGACTCTCTCCCTCCTACTAATCAATACATTCCGCTGACTATTTTGGGCGAAATGATACACAATATTCCTGTAAATGTTTTGGATTTTTTAGACACTGTAGAAGTTGATTTGATAATACCGGTTAAACATCATTATCAAATGTGGACTCAACTACATGAAAAGATCATAAAAAAAAATATACCAGTTTTAATGCCTACTAAAGATCTAGGAATGTTAGAGTGGTCAAAATTTACAGGCAAACGGCTATTAACTAAATTAGGAATCCCTACTCCCAAATATAAAATAATGTTTAGGGAAGAGATACTTAAAAACTTTTTTGAAATTAAAAGACCGTTTGTTTTAAAATACGAAAGAGATTGGCGTTTTGGACTCCAAACAGTTATTGTTGATGATGACAATTATCAAGAATTATTCAACTATCTTCAAAAAGAAGGAAGCGTTCGATATCAAAAACAGCATGTAGGAGATTTTTTAAATCAATCATTTGTTGTTGAAGAGTTTGTATCGGGCTCAAGAGAATTCTCTTTCCACGCACTATGTAATTCTACCGGGTGGAAATACTTAGGATCTGCTAGAGATTACAAAAAGCGTTATGAAGATGATAAGGGATATAACACAGCAGGGATGGGTTCGTACTCGCCGGTGCCTGATGTTGATCCAATTATACATACCTATGTAGACAAAATTATAGATTTTTTAAAGAACCGAGGGACCCCATATGTGGGTATTTTATATCTAGGAATAATGATAGTTGACAATGTTCCCTATGTTCTAGAAATTAATACCAGAGCTGGAGACCCAGAGTTACAATCAATTTTTTCTATTATTAAAAATGATCTGTCAACATTATTTTATGCTGCTGCCAGCAATGACAGTATTCCTGAAATAGAATTTACAGATAAATCTGCTGCAACCATTAGAATAATTAACAAAACTTATGAAATATCAACAGCAGATAAATCTAATAAGTTTAAAAATCCCGACTTATATCCAATACCTCCAAATATTTGTTTAGGATTACAACGTAATAGACGATTGTTAAATTCTACAATTACAGCAACTTGCGACACTGTAGACGAAGCAGCAGCCACGCTATATAAATTTTTAGAGAACAAAACCATGAATGAGTTTACCTATCGAACAGACATAGGATATCAAAAATGAATAACCGATTGGGCCATTACACAGTAAACGGAAAGGTTTTTTTTGAAAAACTAGACGCTATCCTGTATGCTAACAAAACGTTAGCTGATGTAGAATGGAATTTCAATGATACAATCTTAAAATCTGTAGATTGGGCCACTGAACCAACAACAACGCTAGATGAATTTTATAAAATCCGTGCTCAACAAATTCGAGATGAGTATGATTATGTTGTGATAATGTGTAGTGGTGGCGCAGACAGTACCAACATTGCTTGGACATTTTTAAATAACAATATACTAGTGGATGAAATTATTGCTTCTGCTCCAGTATCAGGTTTAAACAATTGGAAAAATACAACCGCTGATATTAGTGCGTCTAATACCATGAGTGAAACGTACCTAGTTCAGTTGCCCTTGGTAGCAGATATTAAAGCCAAGCACCCCAATGTAAAAATTACTATAAACGATTATTTTAAAAATATGATCGATTTTAAAACAGACGACTGGTTGTTTAGAGGAGGAGAGTGGATTCATCCTTCGGGAGTTGCTCGATACAATTTAGAACAATTAACACACTTAAGGAACTTGGCCGAGAGTGGAAAAAAGATAGCCATAGTCTACGGCATCGATAAACCAACAGTATTAGTCGGCACCGACGGAGATATTTGGATTCAAATTGCAGATAGCACAGTCAATGTTCAACGTCCAGCCTTTGATAAACCTTACCCTAATGTGGAAAATGTATTGTTTTATTATTC